TGGCGTTGTATTTCCGTTGAGTGTTGGAAATACGGGTGTTGGCAAGTTGGTTTGCAAGTTGAACAACGGCTTTTGTTTCCCTGACAGCAGCATTGTTCTTCGCGTTACGCACATTCCTAGTTTTGTTTCGAGGTTTGCGAGTTCGTGATGCTTGCGTTGGTTGAGTTGGTCGGATAATGATGGCTTGACTCATAAGAATCAAAAGAAGTTGGGTCTAAAAATAGATGGGAAAAAGGAGCTTGAGTGAAGCTCTGAGAAATAACTTCTTGTGTAAGACAGATATCAACGTCTGCTTTGTAAGAGAAATAGAAACGATAATTAGACCGGTAAGGTGGAATTTTGTTTCAGAAGATGAGAAGTTTCCGAAGATTCAGTGACCACGCCGGGTTTAAAAATTCGAGAAATGTGATAATGAAGAAAGCCGAAAAAGTATGCTAAAAAGAAGCAAATTTTAAAGACACCAGAGAGTACGTTGACTCTCATCCACCTCCATCCATGGTGTCATTCAAGATTATGCCACTTCCGTCGAAATCCAGCCATTGTTGGTATGAACTTCTCACGAAGAGTGGGTTCTGTTGTTTTCAAATAAGTGAGATATGATCGGCAAAGATCGTACATGTTTTCATCGTAGCACGTAAGCAAGGCGATTGAATAACAACGCGACCAAATTGCAGAGACATCAACTTTTTGACTTTCATTTTTCATCATGACATTCGTTGCCTTAAAAGGATCGAATATCGGCACGTAATTTTCGTGCTTTGGGTCCCATCGAGCCTTCATTCCCAAGAAGGTGTGACCATCAGGATCATCGGTGACGAGATCCTTTGCTTTATCTAACCCAACACCAAATTCGGCGTAAAGGGGTTGACGGACTTCATAAGGATGAAATCCGAGATCTTGGTCGACAGAAAAGATATGATCATCCGCATAGAGAGCAAGATATACTTTTCTATTGAAATCAACATAGAGAGACCGATTGTGAAGTTTTCTCCACATATAACACCACATGAAAAGATGCATGATGCAATTATCGTCGGTCGTGTTTGTAGTTCCACTAGGTTGACCAAGATTCTTTTGAAGAACTTGACCAGTGGGCAAAATAACGTAGGAACTAACTATTTGTTCATAGTAATAATCCATTCGTGCATGCCATTCTTCTTCGCTCATACCCTTCTTATCCCAACACTCGAAACGCAACCTTTTGCAAATTTCAAGCATCTCACGGGAAGAGGAAGAGTCCCACTTAACTGCGTCGCCCTCGCCTATTTTTGAATTAGGTATTTTGCAAAGTTTCTTCAAAAGATCAAAGAAACCTCCATCCATTAGATTGATTCCATGTTTAATAGGAGAATTTTTGTAAAATTCGGGTTGACACATTTTGTGATTAAGATCCTGGGACATTCGTGCTTTGGAAACAAAGAACTCGAAGGGAGCAACTGTGAATCCACGAATGTCTTGAGCGAGGATTTTCTTTTCTTTAAGATTCTCGACCTTTCCACATTGAGTGAAAAGGACGGGGTATTTTTCTATATGGGCACGATCCCAAAAGAGTTTCAAGTAGTCAAAGAAAGCAAGTGCGCTTTTCTTATCTTGACAATTAAAAACTTTCGAGAAAACCCAACCAGGAACGGTGTCAGGAACATACTCAGTGTCATCAAATGACTTGATTTCACAGGAGTTTCGTAAATGATAGAAAAATTGGAGTAAATCTTGAAAAGCCTTTTCGGCGAGAACTTGGTCAAGTTCAGGAGGGACAGGTTTGTCATATTTCAGAATTGTTTCATTCACGCTCTTGTACGTGGGATTGGAAATTCTGAACATTGATTCAGCTATTTTAGCTTGTGTGGCCCAACGACCATTCTTTTTAAGAAAGTCTTCAAAACGGGCATCTTTATATTCTTTATAAAGATCTTCTGTCAATTGTGACCTCAGGGGCATTTTACCAAACATTGTCATATATTTGGTTTCGGTGATATAATCATTACTCCGTTGAGGTTTGCCGGAGAGATGATTCCACCAGGGGACGAGACCCCCCTCTCCCTTTAATTCGGGGAGGGGGACGAACTGTTTAAAGCCGCTTCGTCATAGGCTAACAAGATTGATTTCTTGTAAGGGGCAAGAGGAGTGAAATAGTTGGCGCCGGACACGTGGTCGTATCCGCTATGAATGCCAAGCAAAGTTTGATCACGACAGTGGTAAATGCCTGCACCACTACACCCAGGATGAGCTGAGTATTTCCCATATGTCCCTGTGACAGGACCAACCCACATTTGTTTCTGTGAGCTATCGTCGATTCCGTAGATAAGGGCTGGGTATTCCACATTAGGTTCCCAAGTTGTTGTTATTTTGACTGAAGGTCCAAAATTAACAAAACATCCTTTTTTCCGATCGACGATTGGCCAAAGAACGGCCAAGTCTTGTTTCCGATTTTCGTCATGCCAAATAAGAAGTATACGAAATTTTGCTTTCGTGTACGACATGGCGTTTTTCCAAGGAGTCCAGTGGCAATAAAATTCATCGCCAATTTTTGGCTCTTTTGAATTCACATCACCATACATGATGGCTGAAACAACGTGAGCTGCCGTGAGGACACCAGGTCCAAATCGTTCACATCGGGAGATAGTAGTTAAATCTTCTGAGAAGAGAAACATTGGTCTATCCGACATGTCAGGTATTGGGGGTGAACCAGACATAGCTGCGTGTTTCGTTATTTCAATCCTGGCTTCCTTTGTGGAGCCAACGACTTTGCCAACAATGCTTGAAATGTGAATTCGAGGACGTGATGTTCCGGATTCTATCCAGAACCAAGCTCCGTCTTTGGATTTGATTCGACCACGCAAAAGAGCGTTGTCTATCTTATATTCGACTGTATCATTCACTTGGAAACTATGACTTGAAAGTTTCTTGGCTTCCAATCCCACGATTGTTATGGGATTGTTGAAGAATCCAGGTTTGCGAGTGTTTGTTGTAACTGGCGAGGAATGTTTCATCTCATCGAAGTTTTTAGGATTTATTTGATCCTTACCAACAATTTTGTCAACGCAAAGGGATTCTTTGATTGTTTCGACAGCGGCTGTGCCTATAATAGCGGCTACAGCGGCTTCAAGAGTGGAGGGTTCAGAAACCTCCTTTTTCTCTGTTGTGGCAA